GCCGTGGTCGAGTCGGCCGTCAGCACCTGGTTGTTCGTGCCCACGGCCAGCCGCACGTTGTCCGTGCCGTCGAACCCGATCAGGTCGCCCTTGGTGGTCAAGGGTGACAGGGCGTCAAACGCCGCGATCTTCGTCGTCTGGCCCGTACCGCCGTTGGCGATCGCCACCGTGCCAGTCACGTTGGCCGCAGTGCCCGTGGTGTTCTGGTTGAGGGTTGGGAAATCGCCTGCGACAGCGATCGTCAGCGCGCCAGTCCCTGTGGTGGACTTCAAAATGCCAGTTGCCAGCGAACTAGTGCCAGCCGAGTAGTCGGTGCCCGCCGTGGCCGCAGAGATCGCCGTGCCGTCGCCCTTGAGCACCCCAGTCACGCTGGTCGTGAGCGTCAGGGACGGCGTTGTGCCTCCGCTAGAAGTGCCCGCAAACCCGTTGGCCGTCGCCACAGCCACCGAGGTCAGGTACGCTCCTGCCGGCTGCTTGCTGTTGAACGTGCTCCAGTCGGTGCTGGACAGGTAGCCGTCGGCGCTGGACGTAGCGACCGGTATACTGAGCGTAGGGGTTAACCCTCCCGTAGACGCCAGCGGGGCCGAGGCGCCAACTGAACTGACGTAGCTCAGGGCCGGCACGTCGGCAGCAACTATTGTGCGGAAAGAAGGCACGCCAGCAGAGCCGTTGGGCGCGGCCAAGAACGTATTGGCGCTCTGGGACGCGAAGTCCGACGGCGTGACGGCCAGCGTGCCGCCCAGCGTCAGGCTGCCCGAGGACGTCACCGTGCCGGTCAGAGTCAGCCCGCTGACCGTGCCCGTACCACTGACCGACGTCACCGTGCCCGAACCAGTGCCCGCGCCGATGGCTGTGCGGAACGTGGGCGCGTCCATCGTGGTGATGCTGTTGTCCGCGTTGATCTGGACAAACGTGATGGCGCTGGGGTTGGCTAAAGTGAAGAAGTTAGCGCCCACCGTCGTGGCGCCGAGCGACGTGCGGCCCGTGGCGGCCACAAGGTTCGTGGCCCCGCCGTCCCACTGCAACCGCTCCGAATAAGCCGTGTCCCAATTCGTTTGGCTCGCGGTGGTGGGAATGGAGTAGCCGGCTGTGTAGGTGACCGCCAGCGTGCCGGCCGTGGTGACCGGGTTGCCGGAGACGGACAGCCCCGTAGGCACCGTCATGTTGACCGAGGTCACCGTGCCCGAGCCGCCGCCCCCACCGCCGCCACCAGAGTCTGGTATTGGGGGAGGGCCAACTTGCAGATCGTCTAGCGACGTCTGGTTGCCGCCGTTGCCGGCAAGGTTGAACAGGTTAAGAAAGAACCGATACCACTCACGCGACACCATCCCCGTGCGCGGATCAATGATCTCGACACGGTTAGACGGTATGTTTGTGATGTTTTGCTGTTCAGGCATTGGTCGGCGACACGATCAATTCGGCGTCCATGATAGCCAGCTTGACAGGGTCAGTGCCCGAAATCTCATACACACGGTCACGCAGTTTGAGCGTCATGCCCAAGCGCCGCCAGATGACGCGGCGGTAATACTCGCCGATCTTACCGACAGAAGTCCAGTGTTCGTTAGACCACGTATGACCGCCGTCATCAGACCAGCGCAGCATCATCTGCGGGTTGCTGCCTTGGCCCGTGTTGGTGCCGACGCCCGATTCGCAATCTATCTGCAGACTGTGATGCGCGGTTCGCTTGAGAGTGTTTGTGTTGGGCGGCAACGCTCTCCACGAACGCAGCCATTTTTGAATGTCGCCATTGTCGGAATAGACGTCTAGGTCAAACGCGTAGATGTTGCCGTTCTCAAAATCGCCAACAATAACTTCGTTGTTGTAAACGACTTGGCAGTTAGAACGGTGGCGCACAAAGTTGCCGTTAGACCAGCCAGCCCGCTCATGCCAGGCTTGAGTGGCAACATCGTAGACCCAAGTGGTCTGCGCCGACGGAAAAATCAGCACGTAGAAGGCGTGGCCGTCTTGCTGATAGGTGTACCCAATTGCATCTGACAAGTTGCCGTACTGCTGGATTTGCCACTCAATCGCGTGCGTGGAGATACGCAGGCCAGTGTAGCCGTTGGAGCGGTAGACGATGCCCCGCCCGCGAGCGTCAGAACCCAACCAAAACAGGCCGTTATCGAGTTTGGCAACCGAGTAAGGGGCTTCGCAGCCGATCTCGTTAAACGCGCCTTGGATGCGCTGCAACGGGAAGTCAGGCAGCCCCGCGTCGTACCAAACTTCAATCGAGTTGGTGCCAAACAGCCACGCCTCGCGGTGGTCAACAATCAGCGACACCAAACCGTCTGGATCACCTTCGGCGCTAGCAAAGTCAAGCGGGTCAACAGACAGGCCGTCCAGCAGCGATGTCACCCACACCCGCGAACTGTTTGGCTCGTTAAACACAAAGTAGCCGTCAAGGTAGCCCACCTTTACCGCGCCGGGAAAATCCGGGTCGGTGATCTGGGCGAACACTTCGGTGGTCGAGTTGTAGATGAAACCTTCAGGATTGCAGGCGATAAAAATCTGAGTGCCGTTGTCCGATATGGACACAGGGCCGCTGCCAGAAACAGTGCCCAAAGCCTCAATCCGCCAGCGCGTCGTGGTGCTAATCAGGCTAAGTCGGTAAAAAGTATCGCCTGAAACGGCGTACAAATACTCTTTGAGCGCCCACAGCCCTCGTATCGGGCCACTGCCGGCCGCAACCAGTCGGCGCAGGCCAGGGCAACGCGTCAAGAATGCCGCGCTTTTGCCGCCTTCGGGCACGATTTCCGGGTACATGTTGACCATGCGGTTGTCCGCAGCATTGACGCTGCGGGCCACATAGCTGGAACCTAGAATCGGCGTTTTCATCAATAGTTACCCGCGTAGATGTTGTACCGCTGACGCGTCGCAATCAGCGAGTACGGCATCGACATCACATCGTCAGGGTTGTTGATGCGCTTCAAGTTGCGTTTGCTGGTCATGGCAATACGCTGCACTTGAGGCGAAGGCTCCACGCCAAACTCCGGCGCGATTTCGCAAGCCAAGTTGTACGTGAAGGCCCGCAGGTAGCCTGGCGGAAACAGAATTTCCGTGACCAAAGTAGCCGGCTGCGTCAACACTTCCACGCTAATGAAGTGCCACTCCAACAGCCGCGTCGGGCGCGGGTAAATGTAGAGGTCGAAGTTCGGGTAGGTGTTGTTAACAAACATCACCTGCGGAAAGGTCGAGGTCACAGTCTTGACCGCGATGCCGTCGTACTGCTGCTGGTTAATCAGCTTGATGCCGTAGGAAACGCCCGTGCCGGGGTCTTTGAAGTACGTGGCGTCGTCCACCAAAATGGGGCGAACGGCGGTGCCGTTTAGACGCACCAGCGAGCCGCTGGGGCCAAGCGTTTCATTGATTGAGCCAGTCGGCCAGTTGACGATCTGGTCGATGGTGGCAAAGACTGACAGGCGCTCCGTGTTCCACGACTCAATCATCTGATTGAGCGCCATCAGAGAATCTTCAGACATAGCCGCCGAGGGCGTTTCGCCTTCGGCTAGGACACCTAATAGCCGCAACGCCCGGTTAATCTGTTCGCCTGCGGTGTAGGTCGCCATGTCACTCTCCTTCGTCGGACAATTCTTCGGTCTTCTTGCGCCGCCCGCGCCGCGCTATGGGTTCGGGGCTGACTTCTTCTTCAACCGATGGGTCAGAATTGTAGCGCGACCAGCCGTTTTGGACATCCAAATCGGCCTCTATATCCAGCGTAGCCACCTTGGCGCCGTGAATAGGGTGTGTAAGGTAAATTACTGCCATATGTATAGAAGCGGGGACCGAAGTCCCCACTTCATTTAGGCAACACTAAAGTTAAGACGGTAGACGGGGAACGTCACCGTATTGGCAAGCGTGCCAGTTGCGGCTGCGCGAATACGCAGACGATCACCAGCAGCCACCACCAAATTGGCAGCAGTACCGTTGATAGAAAGCGTGCGTGCAGCGTTAGCCGTCAGCGCAGTTCCGCCAGTAGTCTTGGTCGTGTTGGCGTCGGTGGCCGCCAGCATAGCAGCGGTGCCGGAACCCGTAGTCCCAAGGTTGGTAACGGAAAACGTGATGTAGTTGGTATCGCTTGCAGCCAGCGCGTCCACACCCGAGAACACAGCAGAAGTCAGCACCCCCGCCGCAGGGGCGATGATGAAAACGTCGCTGTTGCCGGTAGTGGCAATAGTCGCGCCCTGTTGAGACGCGGTAAGACCGTTGGCGATGTTGGACAAAACCTTCGACGAGCTGTCGATGATTGCACCCGTAATCGTTGTGCCGGAGGTCAGTTCAGGGTCGCTAAACGCAACGCCTACAGACTTGGTATTAGGCATGATGTTCCTTTAAGGACAGGGGGCCGAAGCCCCCCGTTGATTACGACACGCGATACAGCGTCCAAGAACCGTCGCCGGTCTTGCGAGCACGGAAGTGGCCCGAGGTGGTCTCAGTCACAACCATGTTGCCCACCAGCGTCCAGCCCGTAGCGGTAGCCACGGTCACGTCGTCAGTACCTGCGTCAATGTTGATGACGTAGAAGTCGAACGCGGCGTTCACTTTAGACGCGCTAGAAATGTCCGCTTCCACTTCAGCAACGGTCGGCAACGTCAGGTTGCCGGCGGTGCCGTTGAAAGTGAACAGGCCGTTTGCCAGTTGAGCAGCCGTAGCGGTAGCTGCGGCGGTCAGTGCAGTCGGGGCACCTTGAACAAACAGTTGAGCTTCGCCGACGTTGCCGTCGCCAATCTGGTAACCACCAGCGCCATTAGGAAGAGCCATGATAATTTCCTTTTAAAAAAGTTACGGAAACGGGGCCGAAGCCCCATTTGATTAGCCCCAGAGGCGAACGCCCATTTGAGGACGAATCACGTTGTAGCCGTACAGAACGTCGATACGGCAGGGCATACGGTCGTTGTTGATGTCGTATTGACGAACAACGCGCAGGCTGATGCCATTATGGACAGCGCGAGCGGCCATGTCCACGCCTTGCGGCAGGAGCAGGTCGGCGGTAGCGAAGGTGATTGCATCTTTGTGGTACACCAGGTTCTGAGCGTACTGGGTGGAGGCGGCACCAACGAACACCACGGCCTTGCTGCTTTGGGGCAGCACGTCCACGGTAGCCAGAGCATGGTTGGCCGAGTACATCGGCGACACGGTGATGTTGCCGGCGCCAGAGCCGTTCAGGGTCACGTCAGCGGCTGCAACGAACTGGAACAGCGAACCAGTGGACTCACGGGTTTGCGGGTTCACAGCGTAGCAGTCAGCCACGGTAAACACGTCGCCGATCTTGACGGTAGCGCTAGCACCGGCGCCGGTGATGGCGATGGTGGTTGCGCCTTCGGCAGTCACAGCAGCCGACAGGGTGCCGCCGGTAGCGGTACGCGAGCCGGTGGTGAACTGCTTGATCGACTGAGACATGTTGACTTCGTCGAAGCCCAGCACGCCCATGCCCATCATGCCGTTCTTGAACTGCTTGCTGATGGTGTCGGTCGGGTTGAACAGACCTTTCATGCCTTCAACCAAGCCAGCGTTAGCGGCGGGGTTGACGGTGGCGTAACGCGGCGACATCACAGCAGCGTTCTCGTTGAGTTTCTGCTGGGCTTGCAGCAGAACCAGCGAGGTGCTGGGGGTAGAGCCAGGAGTGCCAACGGTGTTGCCGATGTACTTGTAGCTGTTGGCCACATCAGCGTCGATGGACGAAGCCAACTGGCTGATACGAGGCTTGAGAACACGCTCTGCGAAGTCGTCCAACTGCATGGTCAGTTCGGCAGAGGTGAAGTTCACGCCGATGTGCTTCTGCGAAGACACAGTCAGGGTGGTGAACTGCTCGTTGTCGTCCTGAACTTGCAGGGCGGCACCGTCGGTGACCAGAGCGCGGTCAGGCAGACGGATACGCAGGGTAGAACCGATCTTGGCACCTTCAACAGCGAAGCTGTCGTCGTACTGGCGGTTCACGTTACGGGTGAGCACGAGGTTGTTCTCCAGGATTTCCAGAGCCTTCCGCGTGATCATGTCAATGGTAAGAATGCTGTTAGACATTTCGGCAGTCCTTTTAAAGTTAGCGGTTCATTTGCGCTTGCAACTTTTTCATCTGCCTTGCGCGTTCAGCTTCAATCCAATCTGACGTACTCATGGTCTTCGTTGAGCGAGGATCAGTCGTGTCGTAAGACGGGCTTCCACTGGTGCGTGCAGTCACAGGCGAAATCGGTGCAGGTGCAGACGTAGTTGGTTTCACGAAAGGATTGGTGCCAAGTTTGGCCTCAATCTTTCCAATTTCACGAGCCTGCAAAAGAGGTGACAGACGGGAAATGCGATCAGCTTCCTTCGGGTTCGTTCCAAGCCAATAGGCAAGGTCTGGCCCCATCTCGGACGCCCTGATTGTTTCGGCCATCACATCGGTGACGCGAAGCTGCGGGTTGTAGGCGACTTGTTCAAAGTCGTCGTACTTGGCCCTAGCTTCTTCCTCACGCTCGTGATAAGCGTCTTCAATCGCAGCCTGCTGCTTTTGGAACTCACGCTGTGCGAGCAGTTCTTCGGCCTTTCTAACTGCCAGCGCTTCCGCGTAGGCGTCAGGGGTCTCAAAATGCTCAATCGGCGGAACTTCCTTGGGCGCTTGCGGTTGTGCAAGTTTGGCCTGCTGCTCACGTTCCCATTTGCGCTGCTCTCTGGCAAGGCGCTTGCTGATCATCGCGTCGATTTCAGCCTGGGTGAATTTCTTCTCCTCGGGCGTCTGCTCGGGTTGATTCTCAGCTACTTCCGGCGCGTTTTGTGCACTTTCCGGGGCGGCCGTCGCCTCGGGTGCTGGCGCGGATTCAACTTCCGCTAAGGCTTCTTGGACTTGTTCAGTCATCTCATGTTCCGTAGGAACCCTGGTCAACTGGGCCAGTACAGTTTTGGGTTATTCGTAGACGACAGTGTATTCGATGGTGTTCGCAATGTCGATGTACAGACCTTTGCTGAACCAAAT